GTATGGAAGAAAAGCCAATCCTTACCTATTTTTACCCCCCCTATGCCCACGAAAAATAAGGACTTATGGCGATTAGTTGTATTGTAATATAAGGACTTATGATACATATCGATGTTTTCACGTAGCTGCTTACCCCACTCAATCAAACAATCAGCCGTTACGTTCTTAATATCCATGACTCCTCCTAGCATTGCCAAAGCCACCATCTTCTTTGCAGGTCTTTTGATTGTGATGATATGTGCAGAGTCCTTGCCAGTTCTCTTGATCCCAGAAGATTACCTGATTGCCTTTGTGTGGTATCTCATGGTCGACAACGTTAGCCTTGACATGCTTGCCTTGACTTAGACAGGCCTGACACCACGGATTAGCTTTAAGGAATGCGTTGCGTTGTGTCCGCCACCGCTTACCATAGCCTCGTTGTGAAGCTGATAGCCTCGTACTACCTCGTGTTATCTGGTAATGTGTCTTGGCAGCTATTGGCATATTATCCCGTTGTTCTTGGCGGATTAGTTAAGTCTAAAAATACAACCTCGAAGCTATTCATTCGGAAAACTCCAGTCCTAAACAATTTATCTCTTTTATCCTGCTTTTAGACAGTGCGGTAAATGGGACTTTTTATGCCCTTGTCAAGAGCTATTTTTAGCTTAACAACTTACTATATAGCATAATAATGCCTAAATGTCAAGAGCTAAATTGTTATTTTATAAACTTTTACTACTTATAACACTTGACACATAAATTAATTTGTGTTCGTCCATTGTAGGCGGTTCAGTGTAGTTTATATTGCCGGTTTCTGCTTCACCTTCGTATGTTTTTATTGACCATTGCCAGCTTTTTATACTCATTGATTTGGGAAATCCTTTTTTGTTGTCCGCCATGTTATTTTATTTTAATAATTATTGCCGATTATGGATTCTTTTTTTAACGCTATACTGCTATTTCTCATGCCCTTTATTTGCTCAATATCACACTTATAGCAGGATAGTTACTAATACCATAGCATAATAATGTCATTTTGTCAAGAACTATTTTGAACTTTCTAAACTTTATTGCTTGACACACAAGATTATTTAACGTATATTATAGATGTAGTCGATGTAAAGAATAACAAGTTAACCAATAACCTTTTAAGGAGTTAGAATTATGAAAGCAATAGTAGCACAGCCAACAAAAGACGGTTTCACCGCAAAACGAATGCTTTATGTTAGCTCTGATATACCTGTCAAATTTTCACCTTTGGACTGTCGAACATTCAAAACATTTGATGATGCCAATAAAGCAGCAAGATTTTTAGCAAAAGAATATAACATGAGTTTTGTAAATATGAGATAACTAACCAATAACCTTTTTTATGGAGTGTGTATTATGATTGAAACAGCTAATATGTCAATGGCATTATGGTCGATTATGGTTGATTGTGGTTATAATAATTACCATGATTTACATTTAGACTATCTCAATAACTTCTTAACGGTCAATAGATTCGCCGAATATCACAACATAAGCAAAAATATCGCCGAACAATTACTTGACAACGCAAGGATATTAAGCTGGTAAACAATATAAATGAATGAGTTTAATTTTAAGGGGTTTTATTATGAAAGTAGGAGATAAAGTCAGTATTGTAGATGGTTCTTTTAGCCATATTGTAAGCGGATATGAGCTTAAAGGGGGTTCGGGAAACCGGCTCAAAACTGAAAAGTGGGTTGTTTTGTATCTGAATTGCACGATACCCGATAAAGATTACCCCGATGAAATTGCTAATGTGATGATTAAAGGTTGTGATTCGGGCGATATTGCCTTTGTCCAGCAAAGGCTATGCTCGCCATCAGCTAAACCTGTCCAACCCCCACCCTTTAGCTGTCCTTGCAGAAGCTGCCCACATCACTAAACATCCTCCATCGGGCAGCACTTGCGGGTGTTGCCTACTGGCGAAATGTTAATTTTATTTAATAAAGGAACTAAAACCATGAAAACAGAAAAACGTTGTAGTGATTGCAAGCAGTTCAGACCCAAAACATTCCGAGTTTGTGAATCTGACATGTTTTGGGGTATGGTAAATTCTGGTGAACATCAGAATAATTGCAAAGGCTATAAACCTAATCGCTCATTATTTAAATCAATCGCAGCGGGCTTTGTATGCCTAATTAAATGTATGTTTTTATGTGATTATGGAAAGAAGAGGTTTTAAAATGGAACGTAAACTAAAGCCCCACGAACATTATCATTTTATCCGAATCCGCAAAGTAGAGGATAGGGATATTGTTGATTATATGGATAAAATAGCAGAAAAGCGTGAATCTTTAAGCGCGACAATTAAAAGGTTTATAAGAGAAAGGATAGATGTGTTATGAAAATCAAAACAATCACATGGCAACACAGGCGAGATTTCACTGCAATATACGAATGTGAGCATTGCGGAAAGGATCGAACTGCTAATGGTTACGATGACGGAAACTTCCATCAAAATGTCATTCCTAAAATGAAATGCGAAGGTTGTGGTAAGTCTTCGGGAGAAGATTATCTCCCGCTAACTACAAAATACCCAGACGGCTTCCAAATCTAATCATCACGCTATGGCTGGTAGCTTCGGCTGCCAGTCATTCTCATATTAACTTTTAAAAGTTATAGCCCTAGCCATCGAACCGTCTTTAAACGCAATTCTGGAAAGCGTGATATTTTTATGGTGATTCGCTAGTCGCTATTTTGTGTCTTCCAGTCCATCTCTAATATAAATCAAATCTCGGGTTACTATCTTGGTTATTTTCTTGCGGATAGCCCTCAGGGAGTTCATAAGATCGGTTTTGAGTGTTATTTGCTGCGGGGTTTGCTGCTCGATGAGAAGAATTAGAGCGGTGGCCTCCGTATCAGCCTCGACTAAAGCCTCATTCAAACAAACCAATCTTTCAGCAAGTATATCTTCCATGATTGTATGCTAGCACACTTTCCTTAGCATGTCAAGAACTATTCCTCAGAATTATAATAAGTGGTATAATCGTTATAAGCGGACTATTGCTATTAGCCCCTTCACTTCTTCGGGGGTAATATCAAAGGCTCGTTGGTTGGTTATGCGGATAACTCGTTGTTTGCGTCTATCCCGAAGCCAATTATCCCTTCTTGTGTCCTTTTTCTGCTGTTCAGGGTTGTCGTGGTAGCCACCATCAATTTCAATACACAACTTTCTTGACGGGATATGGAAGTCAACAATAGCATAATAGCCACCTTTTATAAATCCTCGCTGGAACTTAAATTTTACCGGACACACTTTTTTGAGTTTCTTTAAAAAACAGAGTTCAGCAGGTGTTGCTCTTCGGCGTAAATTTAAAACTCTTTTAGTTACGGTCTTTTGTTTACTTTTAAGTGAGTTTTTGCTTTTGGGTGAAAATGGTCGTTTTTTGACATGTTCGTTCTTTTTCTCTAATTTCCTTCTAGTACACCATTTTTTATAACACTTCTTACAGTAGTATCCAGTAAGGCTCTTGAACCGAACATCTAATTTAGCTTGTTTCTTACATACTATACACCACTTATTGTGGTTAAATCCTTTAAGTTTAGTTACCGCCATGTGTTACCATTCTGCCAGATAATACTGGCGCAGGAGTACCCTGTAAGCCAAACTATACTTTGCTTGACTACAAGACAACTGCCAGCGTAATGACCGTATGCAGTCGACCCGTCTCTCAACGTTATTTCGCCGGTAACAAGCTGGTCTGGAATGAGAGTGCCAACCACTGCTTTTGCAGGGACGGTTTTGGGTGTATCCGTCTCTTAAGAATGTTACCTATTTGAGCCTACTATGCCGACTCGTGGCTGTTGGTCTGCCTCGCAAGGCTATAATCCTACAACAGGACTCTGAATCTATTGTCTTTACTCATTCCGCCTTTTCGTATGTTTGTTCAAAAACATCAGACTCGCAGGGATAGAACTCCCCCTTGATAACCTTGATAACCATATTGTTTTGAGTAATTGCGATAACCTCTCGTTCTCGGCCTGGAGTTTACCTGTGTGACAGTATGCACAAGGCTCACCTGTTTGTATGTATGTGCCCTCATTATTACATTGTTTACATTCTTTCATTTCTTCTCCAGACGTAAAAAAAAGCCCAGACAGTGGTAACCATCTGGACTTCGTATTTAATTGGTTTGTGATGGATAGAGTGAAAGGGTTTAGCTTTCCACAAACCAAGTATTTGACTATGTTTATTCTATCCATGACTTACTTATACCATAATACCCACAAAATTGCAAGCAAAATCTTTGAGAATCTCAACTTTTGAATAAATCGTTGTTTTTAGCCTTTAAACCGCATTGTAGCATAAAATTTTACAATGTCAAGGAAATACTTCATGTTCGGCTTGGACAATGCCGAATAGATAGTATGCTTTAGTTAGAACAAATACTTAATTGACATAAATTAGTAATTCATTAGTATATAGAAAGGTTATTATGGAACGATTAAGTAAAGTAATAATAGAGATTAGAAGGCGGGTCAAGGATGATAGGGAAGGTAGATACATATATCAGACGGATACTGGCTACGGTATCTGGCTGTTATCAGAGGTCACAGAACGGCCTATGGGTGAAAAGTGTGTAGCTTTAGCGCTTTGGAGCAGGGAGGATAAGAGGGTAGCGTTGGTTTAAGGAGTAAGATAAGGAGCGCCCCTTTTGGAATTATAAATAACACTATCCTGCTCTTTTTAGAAATCTCTAAAGAATTATCTTTACAAAGCCGACATCGTAAACAATAATACAATTATAAAACATATAGACTTTTAAAGGAGAATCAGAATGAACGAAAGAGAAATACTAGAAAACAGTATGGAAGAACACAGAGCAGCTATTAAATCAGCAGAGCAGAGACTGGCTGATATTGATAAGCCTAAATTAAGGCATGGGGATTATGGGCCTGACAATACCGATAAGGGCAGTGGCCTGATGATAAATGATTGGGAGGACAGGCTACGGTATTGTGGCAATAGGTCTATGAGCTCACTCGGGGGTGAAAGAGCTACCCTAAATCATGTTTCCGGCAACATCTTCGTTGACCTGAAACGAAATAGCGAGGACTTGGAAGATTTTACAGTAAAACAGGAAAGAGACCCCGATATGGTGATGTCAGTAGCATTATACGGAGATGAAGGGATTAGGTTTTCATTAGACGATGACGAAGATACTGCTATTGTAACATTCGACCTTGACCAAGCCACAGAAATCCACCAGAAGCTAGGCCAGTTAATAGCCACATGTAAAAGGCGAGGACAAAAATAATGGCTGAAAAACTATACACAACAGGCGACATAGCAAAGCAGCTAGGCATGAAATTAAACGATGTCTGTTACAGAGTCCGGCGACTAATGGAGGACGGGAAGATTGCCCCTGTCGTCAAAGCTGGCTCATATAATTTATTCGGCAAAGAAGTGATTAAACTGGTCAAAGATTTTAATAAGGGGAAGAAATGAGTGAACTAGAAAAAGCAGGACTTGCGATTGAAATTATATCTTCATTATTAAAAGGCAACAGAAAGATTTTGGCAGTTAAAATAACAAGACTCATGTATAAAGCTAGTCTTTCAGAGGCCAAGCCGTTAGTTGACAAAATACAGCGACTTATGGAACAAGCAATTAAAAACGCAAGTTAAGGATTAAAATCATGGATATTGATGAAATGCCGGAACCAGAAATAAAGTTATGTTATATTTGCGAAGATATGAAGCCCTGCGAAGATGTGAGAACTTGCCCGCTGTGCAGCAAAGGGATATGCACAAGTTGCGATGATTGGGCTTGCGAGAACCCTGAATGTAACGGCGACTTCGTATGTAGTGATTGTCGGGCTGGTGATTATTGTGATGTTGAGTGTAATGCTGAACACCTAAACGCTGATAAGGCCAGACTCGAAGCCGAACAGCGTGTAATTTTTGACAAGGCTAAACTCAAAAACGACAAACTTGGCATAGAAATAGACAGTTTGAATTTGGAGTTATCGAAACTGGTGGGAAAATGAGAAAAAAGACGGTATTAGGTCTTGTGATAACAGAAACGGATTTCCAGGAAATTTTTTACCCTCAGTTTTGTTATGATTGTAGTTTACCGTATGTCAGTAAAACTGAAACTAATCCGTGTCCGTATTGTGGTAGTGAAAATTTGGTGGACCATGAACGAGAAATATACAAAAACATCAAAGACAAAGTATCCATTCCGTTGCAAATGTGGGGGACATGGCTTTGTAGATATGGGAATTTATATTGACAATCGTTATCCATGCTATGAATGTTATATGGAAATATGCGAGAATCGCCGAAAAGCAAATAAAAATATAGAATCGAAAGGATAGTAAGATGACTAAAGAAAATCACGATATATTATTATTTTGCGCTATCGTAATCGTTTCGGTTGGCTTAGTGGCTTGGATTTGCTCAGAACGCCCCAGTATGGCTCAGGATAGCCAAACGCATGAAATAGGCAGTAATAGTATCATTCGCAAGGCTGCTGAAAGAAACGGCATTGTATATGGTTCGGATAATTGGTTTATTTTACTGGCAATCGGTAGGGCTGAAAATGGTCGTGCCGGTCGTGAATTCGGAGTTATGCACCCAAAGGCTATAAATACAGACCTTGATACTCAGGCTGGATGGTGTAGCGCAACGACAATAAAGAACCGATTACGCTGGAACAAGGTCAGACAGGGGGTGCTACCTGCCCAACTGGACAGGGGTAAGCCCACAGGGGACGATGCCAGCGTCCTGGATTTCATTGATTTCTTAGGCGATAGATATTGTCCGAAGGAAGATGATTTTCAAGGAAATATCAACTGGAAGAAGAACGTTAAATATTGGTTTAGAAAGTTGAGCTTAAAATGAAAGACATACACGCCAACTCCCGCGAGTCGTTCCAGGAAAACGAATCCAGTGGCAAGGGTAATACGTTTAGACAGAGAATCATAGCCTTACTAACTATAACAGGCGCTACTATGACCGACAGACAGATTATACACACCCTGAACGTCCAAGATGTTAATAACATCCGCCCTGAAATAACAAGGCTCAAGCAAGCGGGTATTATACAAGAATCAGGCAAAATCAAATGCCCCATAACGGGTAAGACGGTTAGGACTGTTAGGAAAAGAAGTTTCAGCGAAAGTTTGTTTTAGGAGAATGAAGATGAGTGAGACAAAATACATGTTAATAGAAATAGAACGCTACCACCAACTCCAAACCGAACTCGAAAAGTACCGCTGGATACCAGTAAGCGAGAGGCCGGAAAAGGACGGAAGATATTGGGTAACGGACAATGTTACAGCATGGGTGAGCTGGTTTTCTGTGGCGGCAGATGTGTTTTCTTATGAGAAGTTTTTAATATCCCACTGGAAGCCGATAATTCTACCGAAATAAAGTCCCGAAAAACTAACTGTCCTTCTATGAAATAATCCAGAATAGGTTTGACAAATTAAAATAACTTGGTATATTGGAACACGCAATGAACGCATTAGCTACACAATTAAGCCAGTCGGAAATCACATCGGAGACTCCCTGTCCGGCGTTCATTGCACCGGCTGGCTTGCTTTTAAAAAGTAAATAGAGAAATATCATCGGCAAACAAAAGTTTGTAAAACCGTAAAGCAGGCGAAAATCGGCTTGCTACTAAAAAGCAAGAATACTGCCCGATGATAAAACCAGCATTGGCAACCTTAAACGTGGTTGCTAAGGTACAGGCTGATTAGTATCTTCAGGTGCTAATCATAACCGTAAGACCTGTGCCTTACGCTGGTATTTAAAAAGTTAATAGCGTGATAGTAGCGTGAAAGGATTAAAAAATGAAATACCACATTCTATATTTTGGTAGTGCTATTGCGATTGGTATGATTATAGGGCTGTTTATTAACCTTGACATTGAGCAGGATAGCCAAACGCCTGTAATGGCTGAACATGTGCCTACTTTTGAGGATTTACTTGATGCCATTGAGCAGGTCGAATCTGGCGGCGATGCCAATGCGATAGGCGATAATGGTAAAGCTGTTGGGAGTTTTCAGATATGGAAGATATATGTAGATGACGTAAATAGAATCAATAGACTTAATCATAGTGATAAGTATTTAACCCCTATACAATACGAATACCACCACAGAAGGTCAAGAGCGTGCAGTAGGTGGATGGTTAATACTTATCTCAACCATTACGGCGGTACGTTTGAAGAAATGGCACGCAAGCACAACGGCGGGCCGCAGGGACACAAAAAAGAATCAACCGAAAAGTATTGGTCTAAAGTGAAGGCGGTATTAAAATAATGGACAAAGAACCACTAGACTGGACACGATACCCAGAACCGCCCGAAGCTGACCCAGTAGAGCATCATTGCGATTGCGGCGAGACAGTCAATGAGGGCGAAGTTGCGAAGTGCTGCGTTTGTGGGCATAAGGGCTGTACGTTGTGCATGAAACAGGATTTGGATAATCTAAAATGGACTTGCGGTAAAGAGTGTGAAGGGGAATAGGAATGAATTGGTATAAAGAAGCCCAAATGAAATGGCTAGGCCAGCTAGAGAACCGCAGGCTTACGTGCACCGAACTTGGCCAGCAACTACTAGATGGGGACAAGATTAAGGTTAGGGCTAAGATGGCTACGCCTTATAACTATAAATTGGACAGGAGCAGAAATGCAGGAATTTAACATAAAAACCAAAACCAGCGGTAAGTGCAGGGTCTATCCAGACAACCCGCAGGGCTTAGTGCCGTCTGTTACGTCTATCACGGGCTGCACGGACAAGCCAGTACTCAGGCAATGGGCAGCTAATTGTGCTGTTGATTATATCGACAGCTTTACGGACGAAAAGGGATATGTCCAATGCACAGAGGTTTTTCACGATGCCCGAACCGCCTATAAGACAATATCACAGGAAGCCTTAGATACAGGTACTGATATTCACGAACTATGCCAGTTGTATTTAGAGGATAAAGTATTACCCCTAGATAAAGCTGATGACATTACTATCAAGATGATGGGTAACTTTAAAATATGGTGTGTCAAGAACGAAATCAAACCTGTTGAGGTCGAGATTAAACTTCACGGTGATGGCTATTCTGGTAGGTGTGATTTGATTGCCTACCGCAAAGGTAAGTTAGGTCTGTACGATATTAAGACCTCTAAGGCTTACTATCCAGAGATGGGCTTGCAGTTGGCGGCTTATGCTAAGGCATGGAAAGACACAGAGCCACCTTCAATGGAAATCAAAGAAATAGGTATAATACGCCTCGACAAAAAGACTGGCTCGTGCAATTTTAGCGAGAAGAAAACAAAACTTAACCCTAACGGTAAGTTTACACCTGACAGGGAAAGATTAGAAAGGGCTTTTATGAGCCTTAAAGATTTTTATTGGCAGTTTAATGATTTAGAAACGCAATTTAATTTAATTAAAAACCCAGTTAAGAATATTTTTGAAGGAATGGAGTAAAGAAATGGAAAACAAATTACAAGTTATGGTAACGGAAAGCGGTCTTGAACCAGCTAAGGGCAAGATGCTCTTGGCGAAGTTCAGTAATTACTTTGAGATGGCTGATGAGTGGGATAAGAAAGCTAAAACTATTGTAGTTACTGACGAATCCCAAACGGCAGATATGGAGATGGCTAAGGTTGGTCGATTACATTTAAGGGCTAAACGTATCGCTGTCGAGAAAACCCGCAAGGAACTCAAAGAGCAAGCCTTACAAGAGGGTAAAGCTATTGACGGTATCGCCAATGTATTAAAGGCGTTAATAGCCCCAATCGAAAAGTACCTCGAAAACCAAGAGAATTTTATCGAAATTAAAAAGGCTGAAAAAGAGGCCGTGATGCGATTGGAAATTGAACGTAAAATGGAAGAGGAACGAATAGCCAAAGAAAAAGCTGAGGCTGATGAAAGAGAGCGTGTCCGTATCGAGAACGAAAAACTAAAGGCTGATGCAGTTAAGCGTGAGAAGAAGATAGTCACTGACAAGAAAAGAGCAGACGCCAAGTTGGCCACTGAAAGAGCTAAGGCCGAAAAGGAGCGAAAAGCCTACGCCGATGCGGTGGTTGCTGCCCAGAAAAAAGCTGATGATAAACTTGCTGCCGAGAAAGCTAAGGCCGAAGCAGAACAAAAAGAACAGGCCAATGTATTGGCCGCTGAAAAAGCAAAAGCCGAAGCCGCTCGTAAGATAGAAGTTGAACGCGAAGCCAACCGATTAGCTAAGGAAGTAGCCGAAGAGGGCGAGAAGGAAAGGCTTGCTGGCATTGAGGCAAAGAGGGTTGCGGACAAGAAACATCGCCAGAATGTCGAAAATAAAGCTATTCACGCGTTGACAGCGGCTTTTGGCCCTGATTTTAATTCGGAAGATGTTATAACTGTTATCAAAGAAGGTCATATCCCAAACGTAACAATCAACTACTAAGAAAATAAACTTTAGTTTTAAGGAGAATGATTATGCAAGTACAAGGAACAATACAAAGTGTAGTAGCAAGAATCAAGCCAGACGGCCAACCAGACTGCTTTAATACGCAGCATGGTGTGTTTTATGCTTTTGATATGGTGATAAATGGGCCAAATGGCTCTGTGATGGGGCAGATAAATTCTAAGTCTCAACAGTACCCAAAGCAGAACAATGAGCAAATAACAGTGGAAGTGGCAGATGGTCAGTATGGGACTAAATTTAAGGCTATTAACCCGCAATACCAGAACCAGCAACCACAGCAAGGTCAGCCACAACCCCAATACCAACAACCTGTCCCACAACAACAGCAAGCACCACCCCAGAACGCCGCACCGCCTGCCCAGAGGACAACCCCCCCTCAAGTGCAACCAAACAGCGTTGGTAGCAGTATCGACCGTCAGAGCGCTGTAAAGAGTGTAATGGGTAATCTGCTCTTAACTGACGTTAAGGGCAATATTGATGAGCTTATGGCAGTTGTGGTTAGGGTTGGCAATTATATCCAGACTGGTAAAGATGCCGGATCGACCGTAGGTGGATACCCAAAGACTGACAGTTTTGATAATTTTGCTAATAACAACCCTGTTCAAAACGACCCTATTGACCCGAACCAACCATTTGTGCCATAACAGGAGATAGTCATGGAAAAGAGTGGATTTGATATAGTGCAGGATATGGAAAGAATATCCGGTGAAATAGACAAGTATCGCAAGTATATACTAACGGCTGGACAAGAAAAGGCTCTTGCTATGTCGGAATATGACAAACAGATAGCCATTGCGACCGCTACTGTTAGTAATAGCGAAACCTACGAGCTTGACGGTAAGATTTACAAGAAACCGCCAGCGACCTTGACGAGGGATATAGTTAAGGGTATGTGTAGCGATGCCCTTAACGCCTCTATAATCGCCGATAGTAAGTATAAAGCAACTATTAGCAACCTTGAAGCCCTAAAGGCTCAACTAAACGCCAAGCAGAGTGCCTATAAGCATGTAGAAAGTATGGGATAAAATGATACCAACAGAAAAGAAATACCTAATCCAATACATAGACCATACCGACAAGAAGCAAGACCGATTGTTCAGGACTTTTGAAGGGGCAAGGGACTGCAAGGACAAATTGCCCTTTAGTACCTATGTTGATGGATATAAGCTCAAAAAGATTATCTCGCTGTCAAGGGAGTCGATAGAATGATTTATGTATGCCCGAAATGCAAGCAGCCCATAGAGTCGAGCGTGGAGCTAGAATACTGTGTATGCGGTGGCAAGTACAACGACCCAGTACAGACCCTTAAAGATGTATTTGGTATAGATATTGAGGGTAAGGAATGACTTAATGCTGATGACACCCGCTTTCATAATTTAATATGAGCAGGGGAATTTCAGGGAAGATATAGTTACGGTGGTGTGTTGCCGGTCCCCTGCTCTTTTAAGGAGATTTGAATGAAAACTGACTTCGAGAAATTCATCTTAGTACAAAAAGCATATCCAGGCACAAAGAGTGGCCCAGAGACAGAATATGCTAATTTTGTCTATCATTGCCTACACCCGATGAAGCTCATGCCTAAGATTGACCCTAAAGATGTAATAGATTTACTACTACCTGCTATTAAGAATCAGATTATGGTTCGAGATAAAGCAGACTGGTCGCCACGATGGAAGATGCTATCGACATGGACTAATAATAGGTGTTGGGAACAGGTACAGGCCGTAGGCGTAGCAGAAGAAACAACCAAAGAAACATTGGCCCGTATGCGGGCGGAGAATAAACTATGACCGAACGCCAATACGAAGAAATCTTTTCAGATATAAGAAAGACTTGGTCTAACTGGATAAATATATCTGAAACCGAGCATAGGACTTGGCATAGAGGGCTTATCAGTAAGACCCCAGAATCGGTCAGGAAGGCCGTTGATGAATTTTACAGCAATGGTGGCGATAAGAAGAAAAGGCCTACCCTTGAGGCTATTAAGGCCAACTCGAAGATGCAAGGGGTGGCTGTGGGTTACGAACCTTTTAGATATCTAACTGCTGACGAAAAGGATAAGGCTGTTACTGCCGCCTTAGTGGAGATGATAAATAAAGGCTCTGAGACTGCCAAAGAGATGTTTGAACGGCGTGAGGCAGATAAGTCTATCAATCCTATTGCCGAATTTCTAGGTACGTTTGGGGTAGCTAATCACCCACGCAAGGAAAAAGTAGAACAGATAGGCTTGTGCGATGACCATAAGAAAATAAACGGCGTTACTGGTTGCCCAGTGTGTTGGTTAGTAAAACGGAACGAAGTTGTTTTAAAAGAGAAACACGAACTGGAAAAAGAATTGGAAATCCGTCCAGAAATTAAAGAGAAAGCAGGTGTATGATTATGGTATTAGCAAACGTGGAAACAGCTATAAAGAACCGAGATACTAAAATTGAGCAACTCGAAGCCGAACTCAAAAAGAATAAGTATTTAATGGAACACGGAACGGCGAGGTATGTGCACAAAATCGAAGTTGAGAGCGAGAAGCTGAAAGAATTTGCTCGGTATATAATCAGGGGCGGTTGTTGGGAAAGTTATGAAATGGATGGTTGTGATATTCAGGACAAGGCTTGCGGTTTAGGTCTGATACATCCGGAGATCGCAACTGGGGAGGACGTTGATGATGAAATTGCCCAAGAAATCGGCGATACTGTTTACAGGTTTTCGGCTATCTTGAAAGAGAAATGAAAAAGCACACGAAAAACTATTTTAAGCATCATGGCTTGTATTCTTGCGATGTAGTTTTGTGTGAAAGATGTGGATTTGTGGCGGTTGATATTCACCATATAGAATTAAAGGGCATGGGCGGCAATAAAGATTTAGATGTGGCAGAAAATTTGATAGCCTTGTGCCGAAAATGTCATTTATTGGCTCACAGTGGCGAATTGAGCAAAGAAGAATTGAAAAGGATTAGATTATGAGTCAAAGGATATTAGCGATAGACCCAGGAAATGGAAAGAGTGCATATGTTGTTTATGACACCTGTTTAACCGACCTGATTAATATAAGAGAACACCGGAATATTCGTGAGTTTGGTATATACCCAAACGAAGATATGCGTTCAATAATCCCAACTGTATCAGCCGATGTCCTTGCTATTGAGATGATTGCTTGCTATGGTATGCCAGTAGGAAAGACTGTATTTGAAACTTGTGTTTGGATAGGTAGATTTATCGAAGCATGGGGGCATGATTTTGAATATATTTACCGAAAAGACGTTAAAATGTACCTTTGTAATTCAGTAAGGGCTAAAGATTCAAACGTCAGGCAAGCTATCATTGACCTATATCCGGCAGTAGGCGGCGGCAAGATACCACAAATAGGCGTTAAGGCAAACAGGGGGCCGCTGTATGGAGTGTCGAAAGATATTTGGGCGGCGTTGGGCGTTGCAATTACATATTCAGGGCAAAAACTGGTGGCAAGTATTTAAGGATTGAATTATGAAACTAAAAATACCAATAAATTACCACGGCCTGTACCGCCAGACAGGAATAACAAAAGGCCAAGTATTTTATTCTACACTTGTTAAAGAGTGGGTTTCTGATGGCGGTGAAGTAGATATAACTATTTTTGAACCGCCGTACAAGGTTGGCGATAAAACATCGTCAGGCAAAGTCGAAAGTGTGAAAATAGTTGATGATAATTGGGTTGTTGAGATAAGGGATTGAATTATGAAACTAAAACACTTTGCTTGGGAAATAGCTTTACTGCTTATAGTCGGTGGTGGGTTATCTGTTGCCTTTGGATTATGGCTATTTAAAACAATCGTAAGTTTGTGGCTGGAGATTTTATGTTTATTGGAGATATTATAATGGAAGAACTAAAACCGTGTCCGTTTTGCGGCGGTAAGGCAACACTAATAAAACACTGTGCTTTTTCGGGGCTAAGTCCTGAGATAAATTGCGAGAACCGCAGCAGTCTTGTGTGTACCGCAAGAATGACAAGGCGTACTGATTCAGAGATTCCATTGCTTATCAAAGCATGGAACAGGAGGTCAAAATGAAATACTTAATACTAACAATAGCACTTATGTTAAGTGGCTGTGCTAAAATCCAAAAAGGGGATATGAAGTACGAGCGTTGGTTCTGGCAAAAAATTGACCATGCAGAGATTGAGATTACCGAGCCTGACGGCACTGAGGTTCGCATGATTATCAAAGGCCAAAAATCAGAATTCGAGTTAGGCTTTGAAGCTGCTGGTTTTGGTGCTAAGATTGGAGGTGGGAAATGAAGCACTACCCACATATAAAATCAAAACGAGCATTTATCAGGGAAAGGCGTAGGCATATACGTCCCATGAGAAAGCTGATAGGGGAAGTTCGTCGTGGTTGCCTTATTAAAGACATCTATGGTGATGATGCTTTACTCATGGCACGTTGCGTAGATGCTTTAGGGGGGAATCTAGATTTAATCGACAGTATTACTAAAAAGTTGAGATGAAAGTAGGCGTTAAATAATAAGTGCTGCTATTGAGGCAGCGTTGAAAGGTAGGTAGATATGAATAAAGCTATGTTAAAATCTGATGCAACAATCCAGAACCTTAAAATGGATTGTACCAAACTCCAAGCTGAGAATGAGAAGTTGGCTGAAAACATCAAAGAACTCAATGCAGATTTATCCGAGTACGCTGATACTAATACGGAACTTGTAAATATCAAGGGCAAGCTCCAATCCAGAGTTGATGAGTTGGAGGAAGATAAAGTGATAGCTGAAAGGTTAGCCATTGCAATATGTGAGGGCTTTCTGGCGTATAACGGCGGCGTGAAGCCTATTGACCTTATTATTAGAACGCTAAAGAACCTGAAAGGAGAATGAAGATGAGTAAATATTGTAACGAGTGGCTTACATTAAAACTAGGTGAACAAGAAATTTTCTTGCGCACAGTTACACCGAAAGAATCAGGAGAAATACAAAGCTATGTTGACCAACTCCAAGCCGAACTCAAAGCTGAAGAAGAAAATGTTACAGAACTTGGTTCTACTGTTGGTTATTTAGAACTGGGCGTAACACAATGGAAAGAAAAAGCAGAGAAGCTCCAAGACGAGAACGAGAAGCTAAAAAAGGCTTTGGATGCCTGTGTTGAATGGAATGAGTGCCTACCAGCAAATGATACTATTATATGGCACTTCGACCCAGAGTTGAATAAAATCATTGAGCAAGCCATGAAAGGAGAATGAAGATGTTTGAACACGCAGGAGAATGTAGAGATGATTTGGTTAGTATCAAAGATGCCGAAATTAAGCAACTCCAATCCCGAATCAAGGAGTTGGAGGAGGTAATTACTTTCAGGGGCAAAGAGCATCTGTGCGTGAACCAGCCAAGTTGTAATCATTGGGACGGAGAATGTTATTTTGATGGTCCATGCCCTTATAAGCATTGCAAGCAAGCCAGAAAGGAGAATGAAGATGTCTAAAACAAAAGTAAGATGGCTATACCACACACCACTCAAAGAGCATGGCATCGGCAAGGTTATTGTAGGCTTGACTTGGTTCTACGCTTTATTCTATTCATGGAAAGCGTTGAAGTATAATTTTAGCCATGAGGAAATGTGGATACCAGATGAGAATGGCGAGTTCTTTAAATGTGATGAGGGTAGTAGTGGTCATTGTGAAGTAACCGATAACGGTGATGGTACAACGAGTGCTACAATGACCTTGCCAGTATATAAGTGGGAACATCTAGGTCAATGCTTTTCATCAACTACCAGAGGCGATGCTAATGGAGTTCGATTTGCCCCTGCTAGCGAAGTTTTAAAGAACCCTGAGCGATGGAAGTATATCGAGACAGAAGTGGACACAGACAGGCTTGAGGTGTTCATGGCAGAGGCACAGAAGCTCGTGGGTAAGAAATATGACTATCTGGGCGTAACTTTAGGTTTCGTCCAGCCAGTGGCCGTACAGGACGATAAGCGTTGGTACTGTTCGGAGATATGTAACTGGGCTAAATACCTATTAAGGGTAATTGGTAAGTGGTTGAAGCGTATATCACCAAGAAGGTCAGCGTATTTAATGGCAAAGAAATATCACGAACCAAAATCATTGGTATAATAAGGGATTACTATTATGTGCGGATAGGTTTATCTACCGAAAAGGCGATACATCCTGAATCGCCAACAGTAGAACCTACGCAGGTCAAAATAGTCAGCAAACGCATGAAACGCAATACTTTTTTTAGCGATGCAGTGCGTGATGAGGACGATAAAAGGTTCCTTAACGCAGAGATTAGTCAGCGTAAGTACAAGGGCAGGATAAAAACCATCACCACAATTAAGCATTACGAAGTGATTGACGGTGAATGGGTAACAAACTTTATTATTGATTTGAAGGATTAAGAAACATGTTCAACATTAAAATTAAAAAAGAAGACCCAATCTGCCTCTTGAAATTATCACTAAGAGTTGAAGGAATTCTGGTGCGTGAATTTAAGATTAAAACGGTGGGGCAGCTAGTCCAGAAATCAGAACCAGAATTATTAGGAAGTCCTCGTTTTGGGATAGCTGCATTAGAAGAAGTGAGGCTACAATTACGGAAAAAGAATTTAACGCTGAATTGGTATTTTTAAGAAAGGACACACGATTATGAGTGAAGGACATTGGGCAGAAACATTTGAAAGCGATTCGATAATGCCAGAAGGACGTGAGGCGTTCGTATCGGCTAACAGTAAGTACGCAACTGAGAATGATGCTGTTGTTGGCGGGTACAATGCACAGAAGATGTCAGGTTTGCCCCAACCCAGTAATTTTAATAACCAGTTCATATTATTCTCCTTATTTATTACTACATTATAGCTGCCCGGATCCACCATGCTACCGTGCCAAGCCCCACAACAACAAATATGACCCCACTAAGCCACGATACGAAACTTATCCATCGAGTGTTCCTGTCAACTTTGGTGATTAGCCCTACCCGGCCATTGCCGAGTATAGCGTGTTTGATTTCCTTGACCTCTCCTATTAAGAACTTGGTCAGTTCGTACTGTGTCTTATTTTCCTCTGCCATTATTTGCCTTCCGTTTAAATGTCAATCTTTCATTAAGCACTCAAGTCGGGATTGTAAGATATTGATATATCCGTAACCGAATCAGTTGTTAATGTCCCGCCCAGATTTATTAGTTGGCTACTTGCATGCTTTGTAACCTTACCCCGACCAGTGGCTATATTTAAAGTCGCACCACTATACAGGAATATGTCATTATTCGCACCGTTGCCAAGCACCCTAGTATTTGCAACATTAGTCGAAGTGCTTACCTGCAATGTACCGCCGAATAAGTGAGCCTTATTTATATAGGCCGAATCTTCGTTTGGATTCCAGTTGATGGTCCCGCCAGTTTGGATTAAATCCGCTACAATATCGACATTCGTACCACCGCCTGAAGCTGTACCGATATTAACTGTTCCTGATTTCATGTGAAGCGTTCCGATCCCGCTATCAGTATTCAACTCACCATTAGCCATATAAACATCAGTATAGTCCGGGCCATTGACCTTATAGCTTGTCGCAGCTATATTACATTCAATCGCATTCTTTGAGTTACTGATCGGTGCAAGGTATAGATTATCAACTACCGCACCAGTAGCATCGCCCGTAACGCTACCATGAACCTCAAGAGCAAGGTTAAGCGTGCCTTGTATCAAGTACACATCACTAAAGCTGCTGGTATTCGCACCGTCATTAGACAGCGAATATAAATTGACAGTACCGCCGACCGAGTTGATAATTATTTTCGGTATTACCGCCGTGGTGGTGGCATCATCAGTACCCAAGCTGCACATTAAATGCAATGTACCTGTACCTTCGAAGATAATCACCATACTGTCGCCAGTTGCCGTTCCCAGACAAAGCGGAGCGGCAGCAGTACCCATATCACCAGTAAAACCTTTCTTAACGTGCAGTAAATTAAACGCTATATTACCGGTATCACTCGGTAAAGTTCCCGATGTTACCGCCTCCGAAACATTACCATCAAATATGATTTCATCCGCTGCGACCGGTACAGCCGCAGTATCCCAATTTCCTGCCGTTGTCCAGGCTCCTGTTGTTCCAGCCCATGTAGTAACTGCCATAATTTAACTCCTTAATTAGTAATCCATTTTAAAATCAAACCAGCTATAATAATAAAAGCTAACACGCCACATATAGCCGGATTGCTATTCATAATCTCAAACACATTTCACCATTTTCCTATCGGGCAGTTTGAACTTACCCATCTTGTCTTTACTTTTGAGCAGCATCCGCATTTCGTACATCTGGGCGTTTTGATTCCTGCTATCTTCGCATCTTCTTTATAGAACTCGCATTTTTGGCATATCTCAATACACTTTAACTGCTCGGTATCAGAACGTTTTTTAAAGCCTGATTTTATATGTTTTCCGGTTGCCTTTACCAAATTACCTGCCATTTTCAGTTTACTCGGATACTGAATTATACTCTTTTCTTTTATAGCAATACCCCACTTACAGCACCAGATTTTCTTACCACTGATATGCTTGCACTTTTCGCATATTGCAATTTGCTCTCTATCAAATTTTGGTATCGTTAGGCAATCCATTATGTCTGGTCGCCCTCAACTATTACTGCTGTTCCACTTGCAAAGGCATTGTAATAAGAACCAGGTTTTCCACACGTTGCGCTATAATTATCAGTAGCCTCCATACAAGTATCCGCATCGACAGCGCCAGAATTTTGATCCCAAATATGACGAATATGCTCATCATAATAAGCGTTATAAGTTGCAGCGGCCGTTTTTTCAACTCTTATTGTTCCATTGGTTGGCGGCGAACTAGAGGACAATGAAGTACAGTCAGAGTAATCATAATAATCAATGACAATAACACCGCTTGCTATATCTAGTTTCCACGCACAGGCCAACGCAGGATATTGCGTTAAAAGATAAGTTCCATTGGGCGAGCCACTGCTATCAAATTTAAAATATAGACCGCCAGCGGTATAACAACCTGAACAAACTTGAAAATTAGATAGCGTTACGGTTAAATATTCTGGTGTTTCATCTGCTGTGCAATACGTACAATTATCGCCATATACTAAACAGCAATCATCAGGAATCACCAATTCAAACTTTCCGGTCGGCGGGTCGAAACAAGCATAATAAGTATCAGTGCAATTAACTTCTGATACCACAACAGCAATCTGTCCGTCATGGACACCGCCTTGAGTATAACAACCGGAATAATCCAGAGAACCACTGCAATTAGTATCCTCAAAGTAAACCTTACCATCAGATTGTTTATAGCATCCATATATAGTCTGATTAGCCATTAGGTACAAATATCCATCTTAAAGAATAAGCTTAAACAATACCACCGATACGATAATGTGCCAGCAGTATCAAAAGGAAACTTAGCAACAAATAAATCATCGTTATCTTCTAACAAAGGCACGGCAGCATTAAGATTGCCACCACCAATCACCGAACAATAAACCTCAATCTCAAATTCATCACCAGTAGTCGCTTCAATACCCTGCGAGTCATATAAATTACAAGTCAAATTAGTTGCTGCCGGCGCTACTTCTGTTGTTATCGCCCTGCGAACGCCTATAATACCGGCGGTTATATCGCCTTGTGTTAGATGAACACCTAACGGCGATGTACTCAGATTCAAACCACCCGAAGCGGATATATTACTTAGCAAGTTAATGCGCTCGACAAGTTTATTTATTTGTCGATGGCCTTGCACATTCATCGGTAGTTTTTCTAATGGATTCATTATCTAACGTCCGTAATTTCTTCATCATCTTCTGATGTTGGATATGGCAAGAGTCCCAGATTAGCAGTCTTATAAAAGCCCGTTGTGAAAGTAGAACCACTGCCATATCTAACCGCATTCCAGCCACCCTCGTTATATATAAACGTCATTGTAATCCTGACGTTTTCATCGCCTTGTTGCTCTGCTGTAAATCCAGAAAAAAGCCATTTACCAGTATCGTCACCAGTAACATCAACCCACTCTTTCCGCTTTTTACTTACACTCTCCTGTCTCCATTGAACTAACAAATCAGCATCGTTAGTTGCGCCTATCCTCGCCCTGACTATATCAAATTGCCAAGTGGCTACATTAAAACTTGTACGCCAGACAAGATTTGGTTTGAATAAAGAAATATTCGGTGCTGTTTCTTTTGGCTGACTTGCACCGGTATTCCAAATTGCACCCCATTGTTTTATTGCGCCAGCACTATTATCATAATACCAACTCTCGGCATTCAGCGTTTCCTGGTTCATTGAAAATTCAAAAACATCACTGATACTGCTAATCGCATCAGCCTTTTTGGTTTCGTAAACATCGCCGTAATTTGAATAAAGAACCTCAACCCTGCAATTAACATTACTTAGCCAAAAGTTTCTTATATCAGTAGCCCTTAAATCCGCACGTTTGGGTGCTGAAAAACTTTTGAGATTTGGGTTAGTTAAACTTTCCTCAAAAGGATCGCCAATAACAGGTAGGTAATTAGTGCCGTCATTCTTAGCACCCCAATCATTAGCGGTACAAGTAAAAAATCTCGTTAGAGTTGTACCCTCTTTTGTGATGTGCATTTCTCTACTGGTATATCGTTCTGTAATTGCCATTAGTTTACTAGCCCCCCCGATTTTAAGTGTTCTGGTGTTGGTGTATCATTTGGTTCAGTTAAAATCTTGGCTGCATTCATGCCGCCCTGTACAATCCAGCCTGGCGGTGTATATTTCATTGTCCAAGCTGCAGCTTTCCCAAATCCACTAACACCTGCAGCAAGTTTCGGAAATTCATTTGTTATTCCAGCCATGATACCCTTTGCAACAGCACTACCTATTTTGTTGAGTTCCGGCACAATATTATCAACAAAGATACGGAATCCCTTTGCAAGACCAGCAGCCATATCGGTTGTTATCTTTTCAATGGCCTTAGTTAGTCCCTGCTCTTTCCATATCTTATACAAATCTTTAACATAGTCGATTATTTTCTCCAGAGCAGCACTTGCGATTTCGCCCCATTCTGCAAACACAGCACCATTCTTGCTCATCCATTCGTTGATTTTCACAGTTATGTTTTCTATTATCGGTAAAAGTTTTGAACCCATTATCACGAACGCATTTATTGTGTTTTGTTTCAGTTGTGCCATCTTAAACGATGCAGTGTCGGCCATTTTCTGGAATGCCTCCGCTGTCATACCAGTCGATTTGCTCGATAGTAAATCCAAGTCCTTTTGCAATCCAGCCACATTTTTTAATGCTGCCGCCAAACCTTTGAATGCTCTTATCTTAGGAACTATTTTGACTAGCTGTTCAGCATCGGCCTTATTCAATTTTTCCACCGCACCTGCAAAACCAATAGTCCTTAGAGTATTTGATGATAACTCTAACCCGAATTGCTTTGCTGTTGCTACTGCGTCTTTATTTGGTTTCAAAAACGCCCTCAATACTCCGTTAATGCTTGTCATGGCTTCTTCTGTTTTAATACCTGCCCTAGTCAAAGTTGATACAATGGCAAATAGTTCTTCCATCGACATCCCTGCAATAGCTGCGGTACTGGCAGCCGTACCTATTGAACCAGCCAATTCGGCGAAAGTAGTTTTACCTCGTTTCACCGTTGCGAAAAGCAAATCAGATATTTTGGCTGCATCCTCAGCTTCCATGCCGTAAGCATTTATTAAGGTAGTTATAGCATCGGCGGCCACACCCGTTTCGGTTAAGCCGGCAACCGCTGCCTTTGCAGATACATTCAATACCATCATCGCCTTAGCCGCAGGAATACTTGCCGACAATATATCATACAAACCTTTCGATAGCGTTGCTGTTCCCTGTCCATACTGCTTTGATAGTTCTCGTAGCTGTTTACTGAACTGGCCCATCATCGGCATAGTCTGTTTGTCTAACATTGTCGATATTGTCGCTAACTGTTTCTGGAATTTTGTGGCACTAACAACAGCAACCGTGCCCAGTGCAATTATAGCCATCGTTGCACGTTTCATGGCTCTAAAAATACTTGTTGATATTTTTTTCATACTACTGCCAACTATATGAAAAGCCTTTTTCAATCCCTTTCGCAAAGGTTTTAAGTTAGCCCTGATATTAACAAACGCCGAGCCTAGTTTAGCCATTTTTTACACCAAATTCTTTCTTTGCCATCATTATGCCTTCTTTACCTGAATAACTCTTTTCAGATTTCTCGCTTCCAGATTCCATCTTCAAAATTACATTCAACTGTTTACACAACATGACCGCCTGCGTTATCGTCAACTTCATAGTCTCAGCCAAGCCCATACCGTAGTATTTCATTACTATCGCAACTATGGTTTCGATTTTGGTTTTCGATTCCTTTTTTTTTGAGTATCATCATCGACCGATTCGGTTAGCTTACCGAAGAATACTCCTGTAATTTCCGCTAAATCAGCTACACCGATTATCCTCATGCAGTCCTCTTTAGTTATCTCAGGATAGTTATGCTTCAATGACATATACGCTAAGAAGCCAGCACCATCAACGGTATCAGCTTCATCCTCTAAATCGTCCAGTGTCATTGGCCTTTCAAGATGCTTCAAGAGTTCAAGCGGCTCAATATCACCGTCAATCTCTTTGGCCAGTTCAATAATCTCTTTCCGTCTTTTGGTAAGGTCTTTTTGCCGTTTATCAGAAACAAACTGCTTGAACATGGCAAGGTCAGACAATGACAATTCTCTGAATTTGTACTTAATACCGCCAAGTTCTATCTCTTTGGTTCTCGGAATATACGCTGATAAATCTAAAGCCATCTTGAATCCTTTCTATGCTACCGCATAAGTTACTGTACCAGAGAATGTGAAATTATAAGTACAAGTCTCAACGCCATTAATATCAATTCCAATATCATAGCTGGTGAGTTCAGCCGCTCCGGAGTATTGACCTGTACCAACTGTATTCAAATCCCTCATCAGCTTCAAAGTCTGTGGTGCAGTGCCCTGCTCAACTTCAATAACGGCAGCATCGTCAATGTAACAAACAATCGTAGCATCGGCCTGTTTGATACCTGATAATCGAGTTCTGCCCTTTTGAGTTGCATGAGCAGCCGTTGAATCGGCTGATGGTGCTATTGCTGTTATCGACCAACTCTTGAGATTTGAAAACGCTGTAACATTCCAAGTCGCTGAAATGGCCGAAGCATGTGTGGGTGTTCCCATAAGATTACTCCTAAATTATTATAGATTAAAGATTTTTATTTTATCCTGTTAATACAAGGCCAGCAGAATCGTTACCAACAAAGCTATAACTTATCCTGCCGACATCTTCAACATCTTGTGTCTCGGTTATACTTTCAAGAATTGCTGTTCCGACAAGTTTATCAGCACCACCGGTTACAAATTCAAATTCAGTCGTTGCCGATGTTCCTACTAATGCTAATAAATCCGCAGCAGATTCAACGACCCCCTCTGCCGTTGCCGTAAAGTCCTCTAGTCCGTCTGTTCCCTCACGCCAAGATTCCTCCATGCCTGTCGTATCAATAAAATCAGAAACGGCGGTTAATGACCAGCTCTGCATTTTAAAAATATCCGCTGTACTAAAAATTATCATCCCGCTTTTTCCATGATAAATTGCCATGATTAACTCCTTTGAGTCCAAATATCAAACATACTTGTTAATTGCCAGACCTCATCTACGAATATAATTGGATTCGTGATGGTCCTGGCACACTTTATACAGGTATTGCCCTGAATTGTTAATGTAGTCCACTGAAAAGCAGTTTCAAGTTTCTCGGCTAGTTTAGCGCACTCTATACCGCCGTCATCATTGTTACTGAATATGTTAAATTGAATCTCTGTCTGTTCAATCTTATCGTCCGCACCACCGGCATATTCATCAGGAACGGATGTAATCATATAAAATACGCCGTACGGTAATGTTGCCCCCTGCGGTGCTTGCTGAAAATATAGTCCTGTCAAGTGAGAAGATAAATCCGTATCAGCATCAAAGGTGTTTTTAATCGAAGCTGAAATCTGCTCAATCCAGCTAAAAGGTACGCCCCCATTCTTCCAAGTTGCACCGCTTATCACTCCATTAACTGTACCGGTTATATCAACCAAAGCCGTACCGGATCCAGTATCGACATTACTTCCCCAGGTTAATCCAGCCTCCGAACCGGTAAGTTTCAGACCCTTACCCACATTATATATCGCTGTAACTTGTGCCTGTGTTAACTTCGTACCTTTGTACATTCTAATATCGTCTAAATCACCATCCCAGAGCGAACCTATCGTACTCGCTGTTTCATTATACAACCCGCCAAGATACAAATTGGCGCCACTTGTAACCGTCAAACTTCCAACGCTTCCTATTGCAATAGGCGAACCGGCTACACCATTAACGTAGGGGGTGCAAATACCACCAGCTTCATAGGTAAACATTATAAATTGTGGTAGTCCATCTACGGCGGTCGTGTCGATGTTTGACGAACCACCAGCACCAGTAACGCTCAATCTGATTACTCCGGTGCTTAATATGCTAATTGTCCATCCAAGTGAATCATCAGCATTGTAATAATCGAAAATATACTCCGTACCGCCTGGGGCAGTATCTTTTAGCACAAATCCAATCGAGAAATCACCCACGCCCATATCGAATACCGCATTATCCGCTACGGATACATAATCATCAGTACCATCGAATTGTAGATATTTATCTGCCATTAAATTACTAACCTGCCCTTATTAGCATCCTTGAATATTTTATCTATTTTTGGTTCACTCTTTTTTAATGCCGGTCGTAGGTATGGTCTTGGCTGCATATTTTTAGTGCCATATTCAAGATTAGCACCATACGCCTTATACCCGCCCTCTACTGCTCCCAGTTTATCAATATCCGGCCCAACCCTACCAGTTATCATATCTCGCTTTACCTTGACCCTAAAGATGATACTCTTTTTCAAAGCCTTAGTATCTATATTCGGCGGAAAATAGGGTTGAGAAACGCCACCCTGACCGAATGATTTTTTAACTTCCTTTTTCACCAGTCCTGCCGCTTTTCGCATAGCAGCTTTATTGACTTTCTTTACCTCTTTAAAAACCCTGTCGTCATACCATACTATCCCATAGTCAGCCATTATCGCACCTCCTCCATATCAATTTCGATATGACTTGCAGACTCACTTGGGTCATATATTCCGGTAATCTCATAAGTTTTACTATTTACAGCAATTCTATCTGATTCAAGAATCGCTGCATTTGCAGCACTATACACACAATATAACCTTGTTATTTCCCTAACCGTCATTTTACCAAACTCATCATTTTCTGTAACCGATTTTAGACGTACCCTTGAAACCCGACAAGGTAACGAAGCTATCCTTGACGTATAGCTTTTTTCAACACCACCCATCGAGTTAGCCGTATTGGTCAACTGAGTAACCACCGCCGTATTATTCATTAGGCTCGAAATGCTCATTCAAAACTCCATCTCTTATAAGTAGCCAATCGGTTCTTGAAATCAACTGACAGTCCACTACCAGCCTCACTTGATGAATCAGAAGTTGTATAACTATAATCACCTATCTTTTCGCTTTTAACGCTCGAATCTTTAGTTCTGCCGAGCCAGTAAGAATTAACTAAATCAATACAAATCTGCTCTAAATCTGCCGGCGTTGTAGAATATCCGGCCACATACCGCACACAAACATTTTTCCTGCCGCTTGTGAAACCACTCGGCAGGTATATCATACCGGAGTTTTCATCTACCTCGAAATCGTCCGCGTACTCCTCCGGAACTTTCAGGTAACAATAATCATTCCTGCAACTCAGACCGTAAGCAGGTATTATTTCCGAAGCACCCCAAACGCCATAACCCGAATTATATAACGTGGCGTTCCAGTTCTTGACCAAAGCATCTATCGCAGCAATTAAAGTCGTTACCGTATAATCTGCCAAAGTCAAATCGTCCGTCCCCTCATTCGTACCACCCTGTATCCCAACCGTTAAAGTCGTACTATTACAATCCGCATAAGCCTGATGAGCATCGGTACTGGTATTTATCAAGCTAATCACATCTTCCATGCTAGTCGATACATTCGTTACAGACGTTATCGGGTAATTTCTAAGCAATAAATCGTTAGACCCATCGCCATCGTAGAATTCCCGATACGTTGTACTCACCAAATCTCTATCACAATACACCTGTATCGCTTTCGTTGCCCTTGCAACCAAAGACGTTAAAAGGGCATCATCAGTAACATCTGTCTTGCCGATATAAGTCTTAAAGTTCGCAACGGTCGTTAAGGCCCCTGACGTGGCCGTGAACGTGTCCGCGCCTTGCAGGCATATAAAACTATCAATCACCACTACATCAACGCCACCAATCGCTGCGACCGTCCTTATGTGGTACGATTTGAATCTTTCAAAGCCATTGTCAGACGTGCAGGCTATTTGTTCCGAATAAAAGCCGGTTGTATTGGCATCGTCTAGTTTCGCCATCGTCCAAGATAATATCTCTGTGCCAGTCTCATCTTCATAGACTTTATATGTCGGTAGGGCATCGGCATCAACTGGCGCACCAGTTCCAGCTTTCGCCTGAATCGTGAAAGTTAAATTTTCGCCCAATATACATGTATTCGGACAACTCATTTATTTTACTCCAAACTCGGCTGACCTGCTGCCGTTGCGATTCCGTCTATTTGGTCGCTTAATGTTTCCAACGTATCACTATCCGCACCAATTATTTCCGCCTTATCCTCCGTTGCTTCCGTTCTTGTCGGAGGGTCATAGTCGGTTAAGGCCGAATCGGCCTCAACATTCACTTCCGCTTTCATGGCGGTTGACATTCCACCCAAATCTGTAAGACCTGCACCGGCTACGCCTATTTCTGCCGTATCGACAAGAATCTCATTTATGTCAGCCCCATTATCGTTAGCTGTTTGTGCCGTACCATTCACAAGTATCACGTTAGTTTCTGGTTGATATTCAGAAGAACCTATAATGACAGCACCCTCCTCTATGACTACAATATCACCTGCTGAAATAGCTGCTGGAGTTCCTTTGTATAGGCCACTTCCTGCCGGTTGCTCGGTCATGGCTTGGTCAACTTCTCTGGCAGTTAGAGTTCCAGCATTGTCATAATAAACACTAAAATCTAAAGTCGCACCAGTCGCATATACAGCTTTTATTTCGTTAGCCATTTTATTCCTCTAAAATATCATACACTGCACCGACGACCGCAGGGTAACAGACAATTCCAACTCTTGTTTTAATCTCAACAATATCTTCACGAGTTAATTCTACTTCATCTGTATCATACAACTTTTGAACCAGTTTATGTCTCAGATACTTTTCTGTGCCAGTCAGGGTTTTATCCTTTTCAGCACTCATACCATATAAAGCATCAGTACAGGCTCTACGAAATGTCAATTCAATTTCAGTTCTTTTAACACCATCAAGAATTGTCAATGGTTTTTTATCTGGTCCTATCATTATCTGGGTTACATTTACTTTCATTTTGTTTTATTTCCTAATTCAATAAAGTATTATTGTTTATCGTTTATAACTTCTATATCCTTACTGATTTCGCCGTCCATTACAGATTGCGTGTCGGCTATGTCTGCCAATTCCGCATCTACTTTAACTATTTCGTCTTCCTTGATTAACTGTTGTAGGAGTGCCTTCTTATCATTAGCACGTGTAACGCTAGTGTTTATATTGTTTTGACGGACATACTTAGTCAGTGAATCTATTACCTCTATCTCACCGCCTGACTCCGCTGTCCAATAGTAAGTTTCAATAGCTACAAGGTCTTTGCTTATTTTTCTTTTTCGTATCATTATAACTCCTAAGCATTAGCGTAAAGTTGTATGTGGTATAGCGTGCCATTTATATTTACTTTTAAAGTACCGTCCTTAGCATTAGCTGTTTTATCGGCATTAGACGTAGCTAAGTGAGTGCCGAGAGCAGCATTAAATCTCATAATACAGGCATCAGTAATTGTAATTGTGCCAGATGTTTCTGTTTCCGTTGGCTGTAGAACGTCAATATAATTATGCCTTGTTATAGTATGATTTCCAGCATCAGCTACAGTGTGGGCAGGTGATAATCTAAGTCCACCTGAATAGTCATCCGTGATAGCACCTGTAACAAGTACATCGCCAGCTATTTCCATAATGGCAAAATCATCAAATAATATACTTACTGTTCCATCACCTTGAATTGTATAAGGCCCTGCTAAATTACAGAAATGGTCAGCTTGCTTTGCCCCATTTGTTACAAAAGCAAAGTGCGTAGATTGGCCAATTCTAACTTCGCCACTCCCTACTGATAGTTGTATAGCTGTTGATGACCTTAACACACCCATATCATTGCCATCATCATAGCTAAACTCAATATATTCTGACCCATCAGCATTAAGACATTTCAGAGCCGAATCGCCACTGTAAGTCAAATCTTGTATATAAAGTGCCCTATCAATATAAAGTGGAGTTCCATTGTTTGTATATAAAATAGGAGCGTAAACGCCAACAGGAGAGACAGTATCATACCCTGATAAACGTATAAAAGGGTCTGGCTGGGCACCCGCCCTTTCAACCCCAAATTTGGTATCACCGCTATCGTTTTCTATCCAAGACTTGTTTCCTGTCCCAAGCCAAATTACTCCTGTACCCATGCTAATATCTACACCAGTAGAACTAGTCCAGTCTATATGCTTATTAGCAACATATCCAGCCAACTTATCGTGATGTATTGTTTCAATTAACATAATTTACCTAGAGTATTTGCTTTTTCTCTTTTTCTTTACAGGTGTAACAACAGCCTTTTCGTTTTCAGGCTCTATTGTTGCCGTTTCAACTACCGGTGCTTTTGTAATTACTTTTTTGGGTTCTTCAACAAACTTCAAAATACCAGCAACTCTTAGATGCTCCGCTTTCGGCATCCCCATATCCCTGCGATGGCCTATTGCAAAGCCACCCCACTCTTTTAAAAATTCACATAACATAATTAAACTCCTTATTTCCAAACATTAACAGGTTTACCTTTATCGTGAAAATCAACCGTTGATTGATAGATTTTTCTCAACTCCTCGTCAGGCCACTGTACCATTAGTTCCAGATGCCCGATAACAATACGATTAGCCGATAGAACTGTTTTGTTATACTTCTCTAACTGTTTCCAGAAATATATATCAGCGTCAATTCTGCCACTATCCCAAAGGCCATCACTATTCGGTTGGTCGTGATACCAAGGATGCGGAATGTCCAGTAAATCTTTCACTCGCAACGCAGTCAGTCCGAAATGACCACTTGCTATTTTAGTTGTTTCCTGTTTCAGCTCTGTTAGTGGTACATCTTGCCTTAGTTGCCCCGATTTACTTTTAATACTCATCAAGACAGGGAAATCACCCCTGCCCCGCTCGATAGGCACTATCGCCGATGCCTCTGGATGCTGGTGCATCAATCTAAGTAACGCCTCAACATCCTGCTTTTTGAATGCCGTGTCATAATCAACTGTAATAATTATATCGACATCAGAATCAATAAGTTTCATAATCCCACGCTCTAGGCATTGACCCCAAAACGCACCTTGTACATTAATCATCGGAATATTCAAAGGCCATAGCGCCTCGGCTGCACAAGTCATATTATCACAAAAGCCAAGCCTCGGAACACTCATCACCGCCGCAACTTTCATTGAACTCATCGCAGTCTGGACATCGACATCTTTCGGCCTTACAGCTAATACCTTTTGAGGATTCTTCGTGCCAGATGCAAATCCCCGACATTCGGATAATTGTTTCGGTGTCTCTGTCAAAGGCCAACATTCGACATCTTTAAATCCACAAGATGATAACATAGCCCCCAAGCATTGCAGCGTTGGCGCCCACCAGTTATTTTCGTTGTTGCCATATTCCTTAGTTGGATAAAACTCCATTACCATCTCATTTTTATTGAATCCCTTACCAACCCCACCCCTGTACGGCGAAAACTCATCTAAAGATGCAGTTTCAATGTATATCGAACCATCACAAACAGAACTTATCTTTTCAAGCCCCATCAATGGGAACTTCAAGTGATATATCGTCCCAAAGAAGAATACGACATCAAACCTGCCCATTATCTCCTCAGAAATATCATAAACACTCATCTCGAATCGCTTGCATACCTTGTCGCTGTACCCTAACGCCTCTTTACACAAATCGAAAGTTTCCCACTTCTCGCGTTTTTCTAAACTACCTAAGTTATCACTAAAATCATCAATAGCGACAACCTCTTTAGCACCACGCTTTAGAGCCTCGAATGTCCAAAATCCATCCCAAGCACCAATATCAAGAACTCTCATACCTGTCAAATCCTCTGGTATGCTGTATCTATCAGGACTTAAAGGACTCCAACCGGGCGTAACTATACCATCAAGTAATTCGATCCGGTGATACCAGTATGGAATCTCTTTTATCCGTTGTGCTATCGTCTTTTTATTTGTTTTTTTCTGTTTCTTTGCCATTATTTTTCCTTAATTCATCAAGATTAAAATTATCCACCAGGCCGGCGCTGGATAGCAGCCGACCTGATGAATTAAGAACTATGCGTTAGCTACTAAACGCAAGCCAGCAGTTGCCGTACCGATTATGCGGACACAATCAGCACCATCCGCTGCTCTGGATAGTCTCGCCTGAGCACCAACTCCGACAGTTTGCAGTGTCGGGGCAAAATTAAGACCGATATACCGTTTTCGACCTTTAAGATCGATATTGAAACGGTAGGTATTCTCGACAGTTGAACTCAACGCCGGAAGAACAAAGCCAGCGGATGTACTTACCGCAGCTGCTCCCACCAGTTGAGTTATCGCCGTACCATCGGTATAGGCTGTCATAGCTGCCGTACCCTCAGCACATTGCAACGTAGTAACGGCTGTTGACGCTGCCGCGCCTGACCCTGCTTCTAAAGTAATCTCACAGTAGTCAAAACCAAGCGTATCGACAGAGCCCATTACAGTACCAGCCGATGTCATAGTTATACCCTCGAACATCGGTACTGTTAAAGATTGTGGATTCATAATTAAACTCCTTAAATTAAAAACACTTTTTTACTTATATACCTTAAACACCACTATTAGGTGTTGCCCATTAAAGCTACAACCGGCCCTGCTGTACTGGTATCACCAATATCATGGTTAACTATACAGAAACGTTCAGTTGCTTGGATGCCGATCTGATCATATTCCAGATACCTATCAGATGATACTTTCAACGTGATACCTCTGCGATCACCTAGGGTTGTCGAAAGGCTCAAATCACCGAATAAAATAGCGATTGTCTGATCGGTTGGTGCTGATGGCATTGCTGCCGTTACAACTACCGGATAACCAGCAAACATGGGTTGAGCTCCAGAAGCGATTTCTTTGGTTGTATTACCACCAGCCGCTAAAGCAATAGCATCAAACGCAGACGCTTTACCTGTCTGGTTGATATACCACTTAGCTCTCGGAAGTGCATACGTTGGTAATAGAGCCATTACAGAAACAATCTCATCTGCCAATGTCATATGACTCCAATCCGTGAAAGGCGAAGTACCCTCATATCGACCTGCTGTGTGATTACCATCGACAAACTTCGTCCTGATACCTACCATACCGCCGTAGGTATTAGTCCCATCACCATCAAGCCCACACTCATCTTCTTTTTTGGCGAACGCCCAAGCCATTTCCTCGGCCAAATCATCTGCGATATTGATGATCGCATCTTCATTGAGGTCGGTTGACATGCGAGTTAAAGCGCCCAGTTTCTTCGCTGTTAACTCAACCTGATTCCAACTCTTTTCGGATTCGGTTATCGCAGTTGTCTCGCCAATGAAATAGGCAGTAACCCCACCAGTTCTGCGCGGGATAATTGAATGGTCACTACTCATAGGGAATACCCGACAATTCGCTCGCATTACGCCATATTTCTCACGAAGATCAATGATCGCTCGTTCCATAACATCAGGAACAATAAATCCACCGGCAGTATTAACACCCTCGGTCTGGACTCGAACTTCAATACCGCGATCTCTACACCATTGCCTAGCAGGCGCATCGTCCATAACGGCAGCCATAAGCCATTTACCTGACTTATAGGCATCGGCACTAGCAGTTTTGCCCTTAAACGCTCTTAGCTCGCCGAACCGGAACATATTTGGTGCTACTGTTTCAATTCTTTCGCCATTCGCTGTCTCTGGTGTTACTTTTCTGGTGGCCGGTTCATTTAACCTGGTTTCCATTTTTTCCAGGGTTGCCTGTCGCTCGGCCTCTTTTTCAAGCCGTTCAGCCTCCTTTAGATGTCCGTCGAACTTACCAGCTTCCTCTTCGGTCATGCCTCGAGCTTCTTCATCGGCCTTGTCTTTGATACTACGGGCCGACTCAGCTTCGGTGACGGCTCGCTCTCTTAGTTCTATTACTGTCATGATAAAATTCCTTACAAAATACGTTAATGTTTATTCCAATACATCGGACTGGCGAACAAATCAAACATCGGCTGACTTATTCCTATTTATAATGCGAGCGGTTTTGCGATATTTCCTTTCAATATCTTTTTGCCGTTCAGCATCTACAAATTCAGGTTCATTCTTTTCTTCAACTTCTTTAACTTCTTTAATTTCTTCCTTTTTTACCTTTTCCAAACTCCTCGCAGCAACCGAGGTGTCCGGATATGCCGGATATGTAACCGGCCCTACATCAAACAGCTCTCCCACTTTAACGATGGTCCTCTCTGATGGTGATCCATCGTCAAAATTCTTCCACTTATCCTCCGCTACTGTAAACGCAAAGCTGCACCCGCTAATATCGCCTCGCTTAACTTCTTCTCGTGTATCATTACCGGTTGTTGTGTTAGGTAAATCATTTTCAAAGCCTAAACCGACAGAATTTGAGTTAAGTCGCAGAGTTCCGTTAGTGGTACGGCCTAGTATCAGGTTTGCGTCGTGGTTCTTTAGACACCGAACATCACTATCCACTATCGCCCCATCGAAAGCACCGGTTTGGATTTTTTCTCTGAACCAGCCCAAATCAGTAAACGAGTTGAACTTGGCAGCATAGCCCTTGAGTTTAGGGTTATCTTCACCCTCAACTCTCAACTCGACATCTTCTAGCCCTAATATTCGTTGTTCTTTATTTTCTTTTTTATCTGGCATTATTAAGCTCCTAAACTTATCATTAAATCCCTAGCTATTTTTTCCGCATCTTCTGTTCTTAATGATTTGTGCGGCTTGAAAATGTTATCTATAAAACATTCTAATTGCTCTTTACTTTTCGTTTCATCTACGTCAATAATACTGGCATAAGCAACCACCGATTCAGTTAGTATCGTTCTCGCCTGAGCCTTTATGCCGTCAACCGTAAAACTGTCTCGCTTTTTTATCAGTCTTGATAATTGACTTGTAATTAATGTATGGTGCGCCCTGTCAACATTATCTTTATCATTATCATTCAGCGGCGGTGCTGGCAATGTAGCCACTGGTGTTTCTGTTCCAGCCTCTTTCATATTCAACGGCTCAAGATAAATATCACCTTTCTCACCAATCGAATTCATATTTTCCATTTTTCTGATATCGTTAGCACTCAAAAATCCAGCATTTCGGCCTTTAGTATAAGCCTCGTACCTGCTCTTGATATTGCCACGAAGCAAAGCGTTAGTCATAATCTCACAGAAGAAAGTCGGCCTCTCGCTCGGCATGAACAATTTATAATTGCATTCGAGTTCCCATTTCCTGAACCAATACAACATCGTCTGCTGTATAAAATCTATATTCTGCTCTTCAATGTTCGAGAACGTCGCTCTTTCCAGCGATCCGATCTTATGCGGAGGTATGTTAAAAATCCTACTACAATCATCAACTGTATATTTCTGAACCTCTAACGCCTGAGCATGTTCCGGCTCGATACCCATCTTCTCCCACGTCATTCCCTCCTCAAGTATCGCCGTCCTATGAGCCTTTGACAATCCAGTAGTCGCTTTATTCCACGACCCTTTAAGCCTCTTAGCTGCCGAATCTGATAATGTACTAGGATGTTGTAATATTCCGCCCACGTTAGCACCGTTAGCAAAGAACCTGCTACCGTATTCCTTAACAGCAACCCCATAGCCCAGAGCCTCTTTATGATACGACACAACATTATAACCGGTATAACCGTCAAAACCCAAACCCTTGATATGCAGAACATTATAATCAGGCAGATATGCAGTCTCGCCAGTTAAAGACCTGACCTCATAGTAAGGAATTCCACTTTCGCTTATTTTTCTGAAAGTTCTATCCGGAAGCAAAGGCCATAACGCAATCGGTTTCCCGCCGTTAGTTCTTTGAATCTCAGCATAACCGTTACCGTAAGTTAATACATGGGCCTGTCTTGTCTCGATGAAAGTCAAAGCATCCATATATTCGTTAGGTCTATCATGCAATAGTTTATATACATTATGGTCGATTACTCTTTCCTTGCCGTCATTAACCCTCTTATAAACGACCATAGGCAGCGCCGATAACGTACCCGAAATAGCACGAACAGAAGCCCAAAACGGAGTATATTTCAATGCTGAATCCTCAGATATGTTCTTACCTGACGAGCTTGCTTCACCGCCATGTACCCAATCTATCAGCCATTGGCTTGGATTATATGTGCCACTGGTACTTCTTTTAAAGATTTTCTTAAATAGATTCATAAGACTAAAACACCTCTATCTTCATAGATGGATGGCTTTACATATTGGCCTGTTATCGCCAGCCCAATCGACATAATCAACGTTACAATGCCGTCAATTCGCTCAGAACTCTTGTCCTTGTCCGGCTTTATATTTTCCGATGGATCAGTTTTCACGGCTACATTATCTGCCATCCAACGCAATACGGGATTATTATTGTGAATTAACAGCTTAGATAATACCAGCTCCTCCAGTTTCTTCATTGGGGCAGACATTGAAGCATATCCCTGACCGAAACTAATCAAAAGTTTGTCCGGTACGCCTTCCTCGATTAGCTGCTGCCTTACAGCCTCAAAATTCCACCTATCAAAACCAATGGATTGCATATCGTACATTTCACAATCTGCCATCACATCATGCCTAAGCGTTTTGTAATCAACAACATTGCCCTCTGTCAGCGTGATAAATCCCTTATTCGCCCAATCAAGGTAGGGAACTCGGTCTGTTCGTTGTCTTTTTTCGGCATTATCTCTGGGCATATAGAACTTAGGTAGAAAAACAAACTTATCGTCATAACCGAACAATTTACCCCAACAGGTAAGGTCAGTATTGCTCGACAAGTCAATCGCACCAAAACAAGGCCGGGCAATAAGATCTTCCTCTGGTATTGTTTCTTCGCCACAAGAATCCCATTTATCCATTGCCATCCACCTAACATGCTGGCTTGTCCAAACATTTAACTTTTTACATAGGAAATTATTCAATTTGCTCGGCATTTCCGCAGCTTCTCTTGCCATATCCCTCATATCATCCATCTTGACGGATACAGCAAGGTTCGGATTACTCTTTATCCAAAGGCTTTCGTCCTGCCAGTTCTTCTCGTCACCAGCGTCAAGTGTGAAAATCATGGCAAAAAACGCATCGTCCTCAATAACCCCCTCCAGGACTTTAATCGCATAATCTCTCGTCTGATAACAGAAACATTCCCGATTAAAACCAGCGGTAGTTATACCAAACATCAACGGTTGCGACCTCGCACCCATACCAGACCGCATGACATCCCACATGCCACTATCCCGATGAGCATGTAATTCATCTGCTATGCCAATATGCGGATTCAATCCATCCTGAGTATCACTATCACTGCCAAGTGGACGGAAAAAGCTGAAATTCTCGTCATTACTTATATTCTTTTTCTGCAACTTCAATCGACCATTGATCCGATTCGATCTTATCGCCATCCGTTGCGCTTCTGAAAAAACAATCTTAGCCTGGTCTTCCTTGGTCGCAAAAGAATAAACCTCAGCACCAGCTTCATCATCAAAAGTAATACCAAAAAGGCCTATCGCAGCAGCGAAACAGGACTTTCCATTCTTCCTGGCAATCTCATTATACGCCGTCCTGAACCGTCTCGTGCCATCTGCCCTCATCCATCCGAAAACGCACCACAAGATAAACAGTTCCCATCCCTGAAGTATAAACGGCGTACCGGCCCATTCGCCCTTGCTGTGTTTTAACTTCTCCATGAAATTGATAATATGCAAAGCAGCATCAACGTCAAAATACAAACCACTATCGGTATTTTCAATATCGTTAAGATGACGCTTGACTGCCAACTTAACATACTTACAAGCAAGAATCCTGCCATCAAGCACACTTTCCATGTACTCATTGACCCTACCAATTACATTTGTAATATCTTCTATCATTAGCTTCATATTAGCTTATTTTTTTCCTACCCCTAGTCGATAGGGATTTTTCAAATACCTTGAACTGGTCTTCCTCGGTCTTTGGTGTTTCGATACTTATCGAAGCCCTACTGGACGGACTCAATCCAAACTGCTGAAATGTCTTTTTAAGTTCTGCCCGGCACCTGCTCCGCAAACCAATAGCGGGATTCTGGATTATATTGCCGTTTGAAGTCTCAATCAGCGGTTTAGCACAAAAAGCCTTAGCTGACCGGTAATCTTCAAATTCCTCACACATCAATTTAAAATACTCAATGTCCAGCGAAGATAGTAGGTTCATCTTCAATAAACGATTTCCCATCGTCTTATAAAACTTTTTGCCAGCAGGTTTCAGGCCTGTCGGTGTCGCTGGGAGCTTATCGTATATATCAGGGTCAGGCTCGCCTTTTCGCTGCTCAGCCCTACGGCTATTATGCAATTTCAGAATAGCTGTCGGTGTTTTTCTTACACCACTCTTTGAAGTTCCACTCATAACTCAACCCCTATGCTCATTATTCGTGCAAAAACGTGCGTTTT